CCGAAGTGCCGCCAGTGGTTACGTGATAAGGCGTAAACTTTTCAACGTCATCGGTCTTAATGCCAGCGAAGATTTCCGCCGTGGTGTCGGCACCGTCTTCGTTAGCGTCTGCCGTCGAACTCATAAGCAGCGACGCAAGACTCATCGGGAAACCGGCGTCGTAGTCAGTGTCACCAAGAGCGGGGTCTTTACGAAGCGTTGCGCCCATCGTGGCTCCAGCAGCACCGCGCACAAACAGTTGCTCTTCCTCATTGAGAATGTGCATCATGTTCGCCTTGACGACGTTGCTAACGTAGTCAATCATGTTGCCAGGAGGCTGCGACTGCGGAAAGTTAATGTTCCGTGTGCCTGCTTGCAGATAGAAGCGTGCGTGCGTAAGGATTTCCTTAGCTGCTCCTGTAAGCGCGGTGCCAGCGTCAGCCGTTCCAGCAAACTTATCCGGCTCGTAAAGCGCAGACGCCGTGCCGTGGTCGTAAAGAATTGGGTGGCGAACGTTTTCCGCGTCATTGACGACGAAAACGCGGCCTTGGGTTGCTGCGGCCTTAAGGAACTTCTCACCAGAATCGGTAAGAGCGTTGATGGGGTCACGGCTAAACGTATCCAACGCCGTGGTGACCATCGTGTCGAGTGACTGGTCGTAATTAGGAACTGCCATAGGTCTGTCTGAAGTTGACTAAGAATTAGGTAATGGATTTCTCGACTGCCCTACGCATGCGGTCTTCCAAAGTTGAGCCTTCATCTGTTTGCCTAGCGTTTAACTGGACTGTCCCGTCATTAAACAGACGCGAACCGTCTGGGTATGAACGAGCCAAACCCGACTGCGGTGCAGCCGTCCCCATAGTTGAAGTGGTCTTCGACACGCCAGCCATTGCGACTAGTGTGCGAATGCCAGCTTCAGTAAGCAGGATTTCAGGCGTAAGCTTGCCAGCTTGAACAGCATCCACATAAGTTTGCTGCACTTGCTGGTAACCATCGGTGCCCGGATGCAGCCCCTCGGAACCTAGAACCGTTAGAAACGATTCTTTAGCGGTTTCGCGTCGCTGATAATCCGCGTCCTTATTGGCTAGAAGCTCTTCAATCTGACTACGATTCATGTAGCCGTCATCTACGAGCTTCTTACTTTGCCTTTCGTCGTGCTTGCCTACGGCGTCGTTAATTGCTTTGCTAACGTAAGACTCAATCTTTGTGCGAACTGCACCGTCAAGATCGAGATCATCCAAAGAACGGACTTTTTGCTCCGTAGGGGCAACTTGCGCTGCCGCTTTTCCTGCTTCTTCAGCTAGGTCTACCTGCGGTGCAGGCTCCATGCTGGGATTTACAGTTGGCGTTTCCTCTGGGGCGGGTGATTGGGAGTTTTCTGACACGGATACCTACTTGGCTCGGTAAGAAGAAAAGCTGCCCAATATCAGGGCAAGCGTAAAGGTAAATGGGCTAATCGTCAAGGCCGCCGACTGCGGCAACTCGACGCTTAGACCGTAAATGTCTCGGAACTGTAGCGTTAACTTGGGCGTCTTTGGACTCAAACTTGCCTGTATCTAAGCTAATGCCGTGTTTTTGGTAAACCTGCTCCATTTGCCGTTTGGAAGTTACCATGTGGTCCGGGTGGTTTGCAGGTAGCTGCGGCACCATCTTGCCTCCGCTCCAGTTGCCTTCAGTTGAAAGGTAGCCACCGATAGACTTAGACTTAAAGTCCTGATCCGTTTGAACGCCCCCACATTCTGGGCAATGGGCGGGGGTCGTTGCCTCCGACATCGGTTTAATGACTTCAAACGGCCCACATTCGGGGCAGCGGTAGGGGTATAGCATTAGTATGTGGTTTCACCCATGCCGCCTTGGGGCATAGCTTGCGGTGTTTGGCCCGTCGCTAGCGCGGCCATCATGTTATTGTCTACTTCGCCGGGTCCAGCACCTACACCGGGGACAATTCCGCCCGCGCCTGCTTGGTTAATGACCTCTGAGCGGCGGGCTGCATACATGCGGTGCATGTCGAGGGCTTGGCGAAGTGCCATAATCTCGAACTCGTCGGCGTTGCGGTTGACTGCCGCCTCTTGCATCTTGCCGTAGTAGGCAACATACATATCGTGCTGGTCATCCTCGAACGCCATGATGGGTTCTTGCGTTTGCAGATGCCTAATGTAACGCTCTTCTGGCCCAGTCTCGATGGTGGGTGCGTCCAAGAAGATGTCAGCGTCTTCAATGCCCATTGCGTTACCCAACCGGCGCAATGCTTCGCGGGTCATGCGTGGGATGCCGCCTTGGAACGCTTGCTGGGCGTTGGTGGTGACGGTAAGCCACTGCATAAGAGCTTGGATGTCGCCCGAATTGGATAAGTGGCCTAGCTCGACAGGGTCTACGTCGAAGCTGAAGCAAGCAGTCATGGGGTCAGGGACGCGGATAGTGCGGATGACGCCGTTCTCTAGCGGAATATCGACCTTCTGGCCGAAGATTTTGCGCTGATACTTGAAGCCGATCTGTGCGATCTTGGTCCACATGCCCGCCATAATCTCTAGGCGGTCTTGGTTGCGTTTAGACGCTGCGTCGGTAATGGCCGCAGCCTCCGTCGCACTCTTGCGGGGGTTGCTTGCCATGCCCCGGTCGCTGGGTGACACCCCAGTAACGTCGTCGAACAGGCGCATGTAGGTTTGAAGCGCGCCTAAGTATTCGTTTAGGACGGTGCTTTGCTCTACAGGACGCATCGTGGCGTTTACACCGCGTGTGTTGTCGTCTGCGTCTACGCCGATGAAGACTGTTCCGCCAGGGACCACGCCGCGAGCAGCTTGGATGGCATCGTCGCTAATGGCGTTCTTGTCGTAGAGGATCGTGTTGTTGCTTGTCCTTACTTCGCGGTCGATCTGGACGAGCGTTTGCACGATCATCCGCATCAGCGGAATCCAAGAGAGGACTTCGGCGGCTGGCACGTCTTCGCTGGGTGCCGGATCAAGGAAGTTGCCGATGACAAGGGGGCAAGCGGGGATGGTCTCGGTGGTGACGTAAGTGCCGATTGGGTTTTCTACGTCGCCCGTCAGCCTAGTGCCGCCCTCGGCGGGGTCTTTCTTTACGTTGCGGGCAACGAAGATCGACATGGGGCAGCCCTTCTTTGATGTGCCGTGCCCGAAGCCTTCGTGGTAGCACTCCGTTACGCGGACAATCTCCCAAGCGTTTGGTTCTTCTTGGCCGATTGCTTCTGGCTTCCAGTGCGGCGGGAGGTCGCCCCACTGCATATCGTAGGCGTTCCAGGTGAAGCGGCGATGGAATGGTTCGTAGCCGCAGTCGCGTGCTTCCACTGCGTTGTATTTGACGCGGTTGTAGGCAACCTTCTCGTCGGCGTTGTAGGTGACCTTGATGCCGAAGTAAGGAGACAGCAGACCAGTGAACGCCGCTTTGCGCATGGCGGAGCGGAGGTCGCCGTGGTCCGTCATCATGCGGGTCAGGCGGTTCTGGTCGTCGGCGAGGTGGGCTGCGCCGGGGACGCGGGCCTTTGCGCGGAAGGACGGGACGCCGGGTGTGAGGTTGGCGACGATCTGGCGGATGCGCGAGAGGAAAAGGTTGGCCGTAGTCTCGGGCGGACGCCAAGTGTAGGTGGCTAGCGCGTCGGGGATCGTGTGCGCCGGTATACCTTGCTCTCCAATGGCGAGCCTAGCTGCACCGCCTAGAGGGTCTCGGCCCGTATAGATGTCGTTGATTAACCGCTCGTTACCGGAAAGAGGCTCGTGTAGCGCGTCGGATGCCTCTTGCAGCAGGGCTTGCAACGCCATCGCGGTAGCTTCGGGGAGCGTGTAAGGCTTACCAGTTTGGCCGGTTGTTTCCATGAGTCGATCGTGTTGTCCAGACCTTTAGGGGGTCGCGGTAGCTGTTGCTTTTTTGCTCGACGCCAGGAAGCTCGCCCCGACGTTCGACCATCGAAGAGAGCAAGGCTAGCGCAGAAATTAAATCGTCGGAGTTTGAGAGCGGATACTCGATAAGCCGCTGAACGAGGGTGGCTCTTCCAGGGAAATCTTTAGGAAAGATAAGATACCCTTTTCGCATGGCCGTTTGCAGCGACATTAAACGAAAGGCTAGCGAGGCGTTACCAATCTTCTGGCCACGGATCTTGACGCCCTTGATCTTGCCGCGCTCCTCTAGCCAAGGTGCAAAGAGTGATTGACTGGCGACCTTTTCAATCCACACGCTCTTGAGCAGGGGGTGGCTGGGGCAAGCGACATCCTCGATCCAGCAGGCGGCGGCGTCGGCTCCGCCAGGAATCTCCAATGCCCTGACCGGCACGAAGATGTTGCGGTCGGGCGGAAAGCCTTTGAAGCCGAGGGCCGAGGCCGTGAGGACGCGCACAACGACGATTCCGTTGAGGTCGCCCTTGGTGCCGTCGATGCGTGCTACAGGGTCGTAGAGGAGGATCTCCGGCCCTTGAGGTAGGCTCTGGAGCGTGATGTCGGGGTCGGTGGCTGCCTCGACTAGACCCGGCTCGAAAATGGCCTCTTCGGCGGGGACGGGCTGGCAAAGATACTGGGCCGAGAAGAAGGTGCGGCTTAGCGCGGTCTGCTTCTCGATTACTTCGTCGGCTGTTAGGAACGAGGGGCAAAGGGGCCATGCGCCGTTGGGGCCGGGGCCGGTTTTGTCGGCGCGCTTGTTGGTGGGGTTGACGCCGTCCCAGACGCCGAAGCGGAACTGGGACCAGTCGTCGCGGCGGGAGAGGAAGCTGGTTACGTCTTGGAAGGCCCAAGGGGTGCCGATGTGGTTGATCGGCGAGTCGGGCGAATACATCAGGGGTTCAAGGGCTTCGATGAAGTCGATGACCTTTTGGCGGCGTGTAAACGTGCGGGAGTTCTGCTCGTTGGCGGGGTCGTCGATTACGGCGCGGGTGGGGTGGTTGCCCGCGAGGTTGGATTCGACTGAGGCGGCGAATACGGAAGGTTCACGTCCTTTCCCGGCG